GGTCACAATAGTGTTCGTGGGACACTTTAATTATCTTATAGAGCATATGTATACATGGAAGGTGCTTTAATGGCAAGAAAATTTGTATCGCACACAAGTGCGTCAGAAACAGTAGATGGGGCTAAAGGCCAAAACAACCGTATGGAACGTGGTTCCAGTGTTGTGGCTAACCCTATTTGGTCACCAGGTGGACCTAACAGTCCAGATCAAAGATTTGAAAGTCCTGAATACGCTAATCAGACATCTGATGAAGGCGCTATTTCAGTACGTCAAACCCCTGAGAACCAACACGGTATGACAGGCAAGGTTGAACCTGCACATCATCAACCAAATTACTCTGGTTCAGACGCTGGTTAATGGCTGTCTTGCCCAGAGGGGCAAGCTACGAGGAATTTGTAGAATACGTTACTGATCTGCGTGGCGAAGTCCCTGAAGAAGAACTGAAGGAACTGTACCAACGCCGTTTGAAGCTTCATGGCATTACGTTTGACACGAAGCGAGGCTGGAAAGCAGTTGCGTTATCTCCTGACGAACAAGATTTAACTGATAATCAGCGTGAACAGAAGATAATTGCAGAAGCAAAAGCTCAAGGCAGAAATATAGCAAGGGTGTAGTATGGCTAAAAAAACACGTTTAGAAATCTTAGATGAATCTCAAGAACGTGTACGCAAATGCGAACAATGGCGTGAATCAGAAGGTTTAGATCGCACATGGCGTAGGTTAAACGACTTGTATCGTGGCAAACATTGGCCATCAACATTAGTCAACAATCAAGACCTTATAGCTGTCAATTTAGCGTTTTCTACAGTAAACGTTATAGCGCCATCTGTAGCTGTTAACTATCCAAAGGTTGTCGTACAAGCGAACAATCCTGAAGATAAAGATAGAGCAGTATTTGTTGAAGCTGTCGTAAACCATTTATGGAAACACCATGACTTTAGGTCACCGTTTAGACGAGCCGTTAAAGACTTCCTTGTTTTTGGGCATGGATGGCTTAAAGTAGGTTGGAAGTTCGTAGAACAAGAACAAGCTGTTAGCGAAACAGAAAGAGAAACACTCATAGACCAGGCCATAATGGAAGCAGACGCTTTCGCTATGGAGGAAATGGACATGGCAGGCGATTTGCCATCAAACGATGACATCATAGCTAACATTCCCAGTACGATAATGCGAGTCGTAGAAGACCAGCCTTTCGTAGAAAGAGTTAGCCCTTTTGATGTATTCGTTGATCCAGAAGCTACATGCATGGAAGACGCTAAGTGGATAGCGCAAAAAATAGTTCGACCACTAGAATCAGCGAAGAAAGATAAACGTTACAAACCATCTGCTCGTAAACGCTTGTATGCCACTACTAGCTACAATCTTTATGACACAAGTAGTTACGCAGAAGAAAAAGCAGAATACGTTGACGAACGAGTAACCATTTGGGAATTTTATGACGTAATGTCCAACACGCTTTCTGTATACGCAGAAGGAGCAGAAGAGTTTTTAGTAGACCCTGTTTCTATGCCATACGCATATGGGCAACCTTTTGTGATGCTACGGAACTATGACGTTCCAGATCATTTCTATCCAATAGGTGATCTAGAATCCATAGAGTCTTTACAATTAGAATTAGATAAGACTCGTAGCCAGTTAATGAACGATAGGAAACGTTATGCAAGGAAATATCTTTACCACGAACGTTCCTTTGGGCCTGAAGGCCGTGAGGCGTTGGAATCAGACGAAGATGGTCGTCTTGTGCCTGTTGTCGATGAGAATAAGCCACTTACTGAAGTGGTTATGCCAATGCCACAAGTACCAGTATCTCCTGAAATCTACAACTATTCAGAAATAATAACAAACGACATTAACACTGTTTCAGGTATATCTGAATATGCTCGTGGCGCTATGCCAGAGATACGGCGCACAGCGACAGAAGCAAGTATTATTGCAGACGCACAGAATGCTCGTGCTGCTGACAAACTTGCAATTATTGAGCTGGGCATTTCGTATGTCGCTAGGCGAGTAGTGCAATTACTGCAACAATTTATGACAGGTGAGCAGGTTGCACGCATAAACTTGCGTGGTGGCGACAATCTATGGATACCTTACACAAGGGAAGAAATAGTAGGCGAGTACGATTTCAGCGTACAAGCAGGATCAACGCAACCAATGAACGAAACAATTAGAAAACAACAAGCTATTTCTTTAATGAACGCTGTTGCACCCATGATAGGTAGCGTCATTGATCCTGCTGCTATGGCAATGCATATTCTTGAAACAGGATTTGGTATTAGCGACCCTGAACGTTTCTTAGTACAACAACCACCTCCTGGTATGGGGGCTGAAGAAGGTCAAGCTCCTCCTGAGGGAGCGCCTCCTGGCGGTCCACCACCTATGCCTGGTGGCCCTATGGCTCCTCCTCCTAGTCCTGAAGGTGGGGCGTTTGCGCCTACTGGGGGCATACCTCCAGAGTTACTTGCACAGTTGCAAGGACAAATGGGAGTCGAATTACCTTCCCTTTAGTGGGACAGTGTTTTTAACTTATAGGAACAACTTATTATCGAGACTCCTAAGGAGGGCGCTATGCCTGAAGAAACAGAAGCCACAGAATCCACTGAAGCAGTGGACAACCTTGAAACTTCTACAGAAGTACCACAGGAACCTGCATATACTGTCAAAATAGATGGTGAGGAACAGCAGGTCACCCTCGAAGAACTTCAACAAGGTTATCAACGACAAGCGGATTACACTCGTAAAACGCAGGAGATAGCTGCTGAACGTGACCGTTTGCAACAAGCGGAAGCTATTGTGTCAGCTTTGGAACATGATCCAGAGGGGACACTACAAACTTTAGCTCATTCATTTAATGTAGCCCCAATTACAGGGCAACAAGTAAGTGATGACGAATATGCTGAGGTAGATCCTACACAGCAGAAGTTAGCTGAGTTAGAGCAGAAAATAGCTAGGCAAGAGCAAATAGAAAGAGTTCAGCGAGTAGAGCGAGAAGTATCTACTTTGCAAGAAAAATACGGAGAGTTCAATAGAGAAGAACTATTAAACCATGCGTTAAAGAATGGTATTCCTAATTTGGAAGCTGCATACACACATATGCGTTTCAATGATGTTAAGTCAACTGCGGATAAACTTTCGCAGGAGCAAGAAATAACAAACAAGAAACGTGAAGCAGCAGTAGTTACACCTGGTGGGTCCACCCAGTCAGGAGTCGAAACAGAACCAACTCCTAAAGTTTCTAGTCTCAGAGAAGCTTTCGCTTTAGCAAAGCAACAATTAGGCAATTAATTAACCTCTAAGGAGATAAGAATATGGCTGGTAACAGCAATTTTGATGAGATTCTTACTACTACCTTAAATAACTATGTACCTAAATTGGTTGACAACATTTTCACAGCTAGGCCTCTGTTCTACGCTTTGACAAATGGTCAAACAATTAGACGCATAAGTGGTGGTGCTAAGATAGTTGTTCCTGTAATTTATGGAACGAACTCAACTGCTGGTTCTTACAGCGGAACAGATTCAATTTCCACGACTGCTCAAACAGGCATTTCAGCCGCTGAGTACAACTGGAAACAGTATGCTGCAACTGTAACAATCAATGGCTTAGAAGAAGCCAAAAACAATGGTGAGGCACAAATCATTGACCTTCTCGAAGGCAAGATTTTCCAAACCCAAGAAACAATAATTGAAAACATGAACTCCATGTTCTATGCAGACGGAAATGGCAACAGCCAAAAAGACTGGATGGGTATTGGCGGTATTGTTGGAACAGGCAATGATGGCGGTGGCGGTGCAGCCATTGGGAACATTGATGCTTCTGGTTCTAACAACACATGGTGGAGATCATCAGTTACTAACGTAGGTGGTGCTCTAACTGTGGCTGGCATGGCAACCATGTACAACAATGTTTCTGTAGGTAACGATCAGCCTACAATCATCATTACAGACCAAGATGAATACGAAAAGTATGAATCTCTTCTAACAGGAAACATTCGATACACTGACACAGATATGGCTGACAGTGGATTCCAAAACCTCCTGTTTAAAGGTGCTCCTGTAACGTTTGATTCTGATTCAAACCTAGATGGAAAAATGTACTTCCTAAACACGAAGTACCTACAACTTGTCGCACACAGCGATGTATGGTTTAAACCAACACCGTTTGTACGACCCACCAACCAAGACGCTGTGTTCTCACAGATTCTTTGTTACGGTGAGCTAACCACAAGCAACAGATCACGACAAGGTCTACTCGTTGGTCTAACTGACTAAGAGGTTGCATATGGGAAGAGGTTACGCTTACGCACATAAAGCTGGTTCACGGCCATATGGTCAACCAAAGGACAACTTTCGTGAAAGTAGTCCTAGACCTGAAGGCGTTGGTCCTTCCAGGAGGATACGCCAAGTTCCAGATACCAGCGTGATGCAAGCAGAGCCTATCCCAGTAGTTAGCAAATGCAGTGCGCTTACTCGCAGTGGGGAAGCCTGTAAAGGGCGACCCCCTGCGGGTAGCGATCTGTGCAATTTTCATAGGAAGTAAGCATGCAAATCCAAGAGATGAGAGCCTACATTCGTGGGTTGCTCGACATTGATTCTACTGACATTTCTGACGATATTCTTAATCGTTTTATAGGAGAAGGATACGATCAGATTGTTTACTCAGAAAAGCGTTGGCCTTTCTATGAAGCTGAAGATACGTTTGCAACAGTTAGTGGCACATCAGATTATGATTTAGAGTCAACATCTTCTGTGCTTGTTACTAACACAAATGGGTTGCGTGATATAGCTGCGTTACGAACAGATGACCATGTTCTAACGTATCTGGGGCGTGACGATGGAGATGTTGTTTACCCATTGAACTCTAATGGCAGTGGGGAACCTTATTGGTGGTCTACTTGGGCTGAGAAAGTGCGTTTGTATCCTACGCCTTCTTCAGCAATAACTATTTATGTTAGAGGTTACAAGAAACCATCAGCGTTTGGTGTTGGTTCTGCGGATGGTACATCACCATCTGACTTTCCTGAACCTTTTCATGTGTTGTTTCCAACTTACGCTGCTGCTCGTGCTTATGAACAACAGGAAGATCCTGGCATGGCACAGCAGTATTATACGATCTTTGCTAGGGAGTTAGATAATCTACGAGCAAGGTACATTGATGTTCCTACACCGCAACCACTTGTGCTTAATGGGCGCAATACTGATAGGTGGCGGTCACAGTCAATAATGCCTAGTCGTTTACGATACAGTTGGGAGTAGCCTATGACTAAACAAGGCTACAAGACTGAAGCTATCGAGAATTTCTCTGGTGGTTTGAACTTTCGTACTGATCAATTTAACTTACAACCTAACGAATCTCCTGATTTGTTAAACGTTGACGTTGACCCTCGTGGTGGGGTTAAGTTGCGTAATGGTGTAACAGCCATAAATACAAGTGCTTTGGGCGCTAATGTGGAAGGTATCGCATCGTTCTTTACAGATGGCGGTACATCTCAGATTATCGCTAATCATGGCACTGCTGTTGTGTACAGCACAGGCAGTAACTTTTCTACAATGACAGGCCAAACAGCTAGAACTAATGGCACTCGAATGTATGGCATAACTATGAACAACGTGTTCTATGGTGTGTCAGGAGACAAGGTGTCTTTCAAGTGGACTGGCAGTGGTAGCGGTGCTGATTTAGGAACTACACTTGATGGTTCTGCTGGCAATTTTCCTATAGGGCAGTACATTACATTCTGGAATAACTTTGTGTGGGTAGGGAAAACATATGAAGGTTCTACTTATTACAATTCTAGGTTGCGTTGGTCTAACGCCAACCAGCCTGAGAAGTGGACTAACACAGATTATGTAGATATAGACGTTGGGGAACGTGGTGACGTTATCACTGGTTTAGTTCCTTTAGCTGATCGTCTGCTTATATTTAAAAATAATAGTGTTCATGCTTTGTATGGTTTTGATTCTGATTCTTTCCAATTAACTGCGCTGTCAAGAGATGTTGGTTCTCTAGCGTTGTCATCCCCTGTATCAACACCATATGGTGTCTTCTTCTGGCATGATCGTGCAGGCGTGTACCTGTATGATGGGCAGAATTTCACCAATGTGTTTGAGAAGCTTAGGCCTGCCATAGATAATGGCAGGATTAGCTTTACTACTCCTCCTCAGTTGGCGTGGTTTGAGAATCGTTTATATGTTTCTGTTGACATGTTGCAATACTATAAGACAGGTTCGCAAGCAACAAAACGTCATGTATTGATTTACGATCCCAGTATCCAATCTTGGACTTTGACAGATATAGATGCTTCGACCTTACATGTTCATACACCTCCTGGTGGTGAACCTATAATGTTGGGTGCATGTGATTCTACGTCTAGCCCTGATCATACTGGTCGTGTTATTAAGTTTGAGCAATCTAATCCTACAGATGCGTATGATGGTTCAACTGCTGCTCGTTTAGATTCGCACTTTACTACGCCTTGGTTGTCTGGTAAGAACCCTGTGACAAAGAAACGTTGGGGTAGGCCTCAGGTAGTTATTGATGCTGCTAAAAGTTTGACAATGCAAGTAGATGTGTATACCAATTATGATAAAGCATCTACGTCTAAAACTGTTGATATTAATATAACTGGGCGTGAATCTTCTTCTGTATGGGACACTGCAACGTGGGCTTATGACGATGAAAGCGGTGACGCTAATAAAGGTATTTGGGGTGCGGAGTCAGCTAACAAAATTACAGATGTTGTTCGTGTACAGAGTCTTGGCAATGCCAAGTCTGTTGCGTTAAAAATTAATGGCCCATCGCAATCTAGCAGTTGGGAAATTAATGGAATTATGTTTACCTATAAACCAAGGAGATTACGGTAATGGCTCTTTCAGTCAATGATTTTACAGCAGGAGATGTTATTACTGCTTCTGCAATGAATACTAACTTTGCAACTATTGAAAACTATGTGAATAGCTCACCTGGTTTAGCTGCGCTTACTGGTGCTACGTTTAGTGGTTTGGTAACTGCTAATGGTGGCATTACTGCTGCTGGGACTACAACAGTTGCTGCACTAACTGCGTCAGGGATTGTGGATGTTACAAACACGACTGATGCTTCTGACGCTACTGGAGACACTGGCGCTTTGCGCTGTGAAGGTGGAGCTAGCATTGCTAAGAAGTTATATGTTGGTACTGATTTAGATGTTGATGGTACAACTAATCTTGATGCTGTCGATGTGGATGGCAACTTTACTTTAGATGGTAACGTTGCAGGTGCTAACTCAATTACTCGTATAGCGTACAGCCACAGCGGTGCTGCTACTGTTGCAAGTAATCAAGTTAATAGTACGCCTACGATTTTTGTGTGTACGTCAGAACCCACTGCTACTAGCAATGGCGATATTTGGATTGACATTAGCTGATGGCGCAGATTAAGGCTCGTAAGGATGGTGCTTGGGTAGCTGTGCCTAATGGTACGACTATTAAAGCTGAAAAGGATGGCTCTTTAGTTAATCCTACGAAGATTCAGGCTCGTAAAGATGGTGCTTGGGTTACTGTTTGGAACAAGTCTGATCCTGTGACACTTGCGTTTACTTGTAACGCTTCTCAAGGTTGGCGTAATAACGCTTGGAGAACAGACAACAAAGTACGCTTTGGAGCGTTTGAAAACTTTGGGGATAACTTAACTGTTCTTGAATTTAGTGGCGATTCGACTACAGGTGGCTACACAAGTACGTCTTTAGCTGAAGCTCTTGCTGTTAGACCTAATGTAACTAGTGCAACGTTAAGTTTGTATAGAAACGCTGGGTCTGGCGACAGCACAATTAGTAGCATTACTAGCGAGACTCTTCTTGTAGGCCAATTAAACAAAACAAATGGAACTGCAATGTCAACATATAATGCTGGTTCATATGTGCAAACTACGAATATGCAAACTGTTGCTGCATCAAGTCTTCAAAGCTGGGGTTCTAATGCTACAAGAGCGTTAGCGTTACCATCTTCAAATTTGACTGCGTTTATTACGCATGTATCTACCAAGCAAATGTGGGTGTCTGAAAAATCAAGTGGCTGGATAGCTAGTGGCGGTGGCACAAGCTCTTCTGATATTTATTCTGTGTGTGATGGATCAGCGCAAACTAATAAACCTGTACTAACAGTGACATTGGATTACTAATGCCTAGAGATATACAATACACCAAACTACTAGGACCACAAGTCGAAATAACAATGACTAACGGTCCTGACTATGAAGGAACGTATTCAGCGTCTACAACGTATGCTGCTGGAGATGTTGTAGCTTACAATGGTTCATCGTATGTCGCTCGACAAGGAACGACAGGTAACACACCTGGCGACACTTCGTATTGGCAAACATTAGCTTCAAAGGGTAACGATGGCCCAACTGGACCTACAGGGCCAGGTGGAAGCACTGGTCCTGCTGGACCCACTGGTCCTGCTGGACCTACAGGTCCAAGTGGCCCAACAGGGCCAACAGGTCCACAGGGACCACAAGGAGATACTGGACCTACTGGACCCACAGGTCCAAGCGGTCCCACAGGTAGCGCTGGTCCTCCAGGCCCAGATGGTCCTAGCGGACCTGCTGGTCCCACTGGTCCAACAGGAAGCACTGGACCTACTGGTCCCACAGGGCCAACTGGTCCAACAGGAGCGCAAATACTTAATGGTAGTGGTGATCCTTCTGGTCCAACAGGATCAGATGGTGACTTTTATATTGATACTGGGGATAACGAAATCTTTGGTCCTAAAGCAAGTGGTAATTGGGGTTCAGGAACGTCATTAGTTGGTCCTAGTGGGCCTACAGGCCCAACTGGACCTACAGGGCCAACTGGACCTACAGGTCCAACTGGTCCAGGGGGGACAGGTCCAACTGGTCCAACAGGTCCAACTGGACCTACAGGAGATGCTGGACCAACTGGTCCAACTGGACCTGCTGGGGGTACTGGTCCTGCTGGTCCTCCTGGACCTACTGGTAGTGCTGGTCCTCCTGGTCCTGATGGTCCTGATGGTCCTGACGGACCTACTGGCCCTACTGGTCCTAGTGGTCCTACTGGTTCTGCTGGGCCTCCTGGCCCTAGCGGTCCTGCTGGTGGTACTGGACCCACTGGACCTACTGGTCCTACTGGACCTACTGGTCCTACTGGTACTGCTGCTGGTTCTGACACGCAAGTGCAGTTTAATAGTAGCAATGCCTTTGCTGGTTCTTCTAATTTGGTGTTTGATGGAACGAATTTGACTGTGAATGCTGGTGGAGCTGATGGCGGTATTGTGATTGGTCAAGCGTTTAGTAGTAGCTATGTTGGTTTGCGTACTGCTGGAATGGCAGATGATGGTACTGAGTACATA